ATCAAGATCTAAGTTGCCAAATATTGTAATCTTATCCATTAAATCTTTAGCAGCAGCCTTTAGAAAAGGATTTTCATTATTGAGACCAACTTTATTCTGTGTGTCCAATATAGCTGATATAAGTGTACTATATCCTACTACGTCATCCACAGCATCAGCTCTGACTCCAATTATTACACCCTCAGCATCCCTCTCCATTAAACTATGAAATCTCCCAATAGCTCCTAACTTTTGCTCTGCATAATTATCAGAATCGGGATCCACACTACCAGGAATAGTTTTGTTAAAGCTTTCTGCAAACTTATCTTCTGCCATAGCTACAGCATCTCTATATCTTTTAGTAGGCAATGGTTCACCGTTTTGAAGTTTTCGATAATCATCAGGATCATGCGCAAGGAAGTACCACCCAGATTCCCTAAAGGAAATCTTCGCCATAACTGCGGGAATATCCTTCTTGCCATTATCTATCGCTTGGGTAGTTACATCCAAGAGGTTTCGTTGTACTGCGTCCTCCTTTACTTCTGTAAAGAAATTCTTTTTCTCACCCATCAGTGATTTATACATAGAGAAAATCTTTGACTGTTCTGCTCTAGAGTATATTTTATAATCTCTATCATTAATAACATCTTCAACAAACTCATGTAAATCTAATGTGGATCCTATCTTCTCACTAAAGTGAGCTTGTCCAATATCTACAACAAATTTATTCCATCTACCTTCAGGACTGCTTTGTTCACTATAGGCAATAAGCAACTCTTGTGCTGCAGATTGTACCTTAAATCTCAATAGTTTATACGCTTCTTCGGTATTCTCAAAGTTTATATCAGGAAATACTTCATTTAATCTATCGTATGCTTTTTGGTGAAATTTAGATGTTCCAATTAATTTAGCTATGTTTATTAATGCTTGTCTTTTTACAGCATAATTTTCCTCAAAAGAGGTACTAGATGTACCCATAAGTTCTATATTATTCTGTAGTCCATTTATAATCTCATCGCTTATTATATCTTTACCAGCTTCCCATAAAAGCTCGGCCCCCTGATAAAGCAAGCCAGAAATACCGTAGTATTTATCAGCTTTTTTCTTTTCTGTTCCTAATATTGCTAGTTGTACCTTATGAACTTTAGGTGCTTTGATATTAGAGGGAGGAGATACAACATGCTTTCCATCAATAGATGTTATAGTTTCTTTACTATTCAGAGAATCTACTTCGGTATCTGAAACCAAACCAAACTCATCCATCTCTTTACTATGTTCTTCAGTATACTGTTCTTTAAACATATTTGCATCAGCCATACTTCTAAGATCTTCTATAGCAGTATCTTGTGCAGCATTAACCATACTATTAATATCTTCATAACCATCATTATTAGCCGATAACATAATACTAGCGTGTGCTTCAGGATCTCTCTCTTCAACATATGCAAGCATATCAAAGTTATCGGGATCGTCTAGCTTTTCAACCTTAGGAATCTTTTCTGTTTCTTTACTAATTTGTTTATTTATATAATCTATATTTTCTTTTTCATTTTCTATATCTAGTAATCTTAAAAAATCTTCATTAGATGCTCTAATAGGATCGTGTTCTATCGAAGTATTATTATTTTCTATCACTCTAATAATCCTCCACGTTGTAAGTAAATCTCAAAGTAAGATAATCCATCGGCTTCGTTACTACTTGGTCCTAGTATATCAAAGTACAGTTGTCGCCGCAACAAGTCTACTCTCTGTCTTTCCACAGCTAGTAGAGCTTCTGCTCTTGCTTCTTTCTCTGCTTCTTTCTTTCGTGCAATTTCTTCATCTGCTAAACGTCTATCTGTTTTTACTTTTAATACCTGTCTATCAAACTCTAACTCTTTTATATTCTTCCAATACTCAGCCCCAAAACCTAAGACATCAGACCAAGCTTTATACCATTCAGCACCAGAATCAATAGGAGACTCTACTCCAAAGTCTATAGCTTGTTCTTTAGTAAACGTAGGACTATAGAGTACTCCCGTTGGTATTGGTTGGTTTACTTTAAGGTGTCCCATTTACAGTCGCTCCTCTATAATATTACTGATATCTCTATGATATAAATATAAAGCATTAGCTAATTCTTTTCCTGTCTGAATCTTGCCACTTTCCAAATCTGTTCTTATTACATCTCTTATATCTTTACTAAGATCTTCTCTAGGATTATCGCTTATATCTATAGCATAATCTACAGATATACTTTTTTTATGTTCATCTTTCAAAGCTGGGCTTGTAATCTTCATACGTAATCCTGTTAGAGCTTGTCTTTCGGATATTAATTGTTCTTCCCTAGAAGATGCTAACCCCTGATTAGTAGCATTTATAGCTATTGGAGTTAAGTCTACCTTAGATATAATTGTTTCGGGTATATCAGCTATGTCTTCTAAATCAATAGCCCTAAAAGGTTCACCATCTCTTGGAACAACAACAAATCCAGAATCATCAACAGAAAACTCTGTGTATCCATTCATATATGCTAGTCTAATAGATTCTGCATGTGTCTCAGAAGAAACGTTTGGCGATAGTTTACTAAATTCCTTCTGCTTATTTCCTAATAGATCTGTGAACTCTAGTCCTTGATTTATTCTAGCTCTCTCTATTCCCTTATTAGTCAACGTTGCATCAGTAACATTATAGATTGGCTCTAAGTGTTTGAATAAATGGTTCGGTAGTTTATAAGCATTATCTCTAAAGTAGTACTCACGTTCTTCATTAGACATTTGTGAGACTATACTTGTTTCTATATTAATATGAGATTGTTTAGCTACTTTATCTGTCTCTGGACTAATCGAGTACTTAGTATTCCAGTAGTATTCTCTATTTGCTGACCAACCACTCCAATCTTTAGTTTCTCTATCCCATGTTAATGCTCTTTCAACAGGATCCATACCATTAGTTTTCTTTAAGATTTCTTCAGATCTATTAACCCAATAATCTCCCATAACATCATCTGTACTAGGAGTAGCGTTATCCTGCAGTCCACTTAAGCTTTTCAATATATCTTCTTGTTTCTTTTTAATCATACAGTTGGTGGACCTCCTGCTTGAATCGCTGCTAAATAGTCAGCATTAAAGTCTGCTTGTGCTGCCATACCAAATCCTGATATAGCAGTCGAAGCCAAACCACTCATAAGAGCTGTACTATATGCAGAGCTAGGATCTGCTCCTCTATACTCTTGTTGCATTAGTGGTATATGAGCATTATAACCAAAGTTTCTTCCTGCTAGTTGTTGCTCTTGTTTTCGTTTTGAACTTCTTAATCCAATATCTAAATTAATACCCCTAGCCTTAAATACATCAGTCATCCTAGACATAGAAGATCTCATAATAGCTCTAGCTGTACCAGAGTCTGGGCTAATACCCTTACCATATAATGCAGATATTATTTGGTCATTAGTTTGCTTATATTCTCTAGATAGCTCACCTGTTTCATTATTAAAATTATAGCGTAAATAGAAGTCGGTCTCAGCTCTTTCTTGGTTAGCTGCTTCTGCTATCTTTCTATTATTCATCCATTGAATAGCATTAACCTTAGCTATTTCTCTATTCTTTATCTGGTTCTGCATCCTAGCATTAAATCGCTGTTCCTCAAACTGTAACTTCTTTGCAGCGGCATCAGCTTTTGCGGCTCCAGCTCCCATAAAAGCTTGACCTGCCGATAAAGCCATCATCCATATCATTGGCATACTCGTTCTCCTTTTAAGGTGTCATATAGCCTGTCTAAGGCAGTTCTTCGTTTAACTAGGGGTATCCTTGGGTAAACCCAAGAAGCCCATACAGCCAATCCTAGGCCCATCTACGGCCACGTCTATTATTAGCCCATTTATTATTATTTTTATCCGCAGGCTTACAGTCCTTGTGGAATATAACGGCACCGCTTAGTTTCTCGGACCACATACCCATCCTACGATCATCATCAAGCCATGTATCAATAACATTTTTACGTGCTATTTCTCTATTCTTATCTATAATCACATCTACATCGAGAGCCAATAGTCCTTCCCAGTAGCTAACAGTAGCTGCTAGGCAGTCTATCCTATCATCATGGGGTAAAGCACCACGCTTATCAAAGATTCTTGTAATTTGTTTTTGTGTTTCCTCTTGGCATATAGCTTTCTTATCAAATACTAGGCGGTGTTGAGACATGACGGGTTCTAGAGAGGATATAATCCTAGGTTCTTTACGACCTGAAGCTCTAAAGTCTTCAATAGCTATAGACCCACATATCTCAGTCATAATAGGAGCTAATAGTTGACAGAACATAGCATCTCCGAAGTTGGATTCTACCCGAACCAGCTTAACACTGTACTCATAGGCTAATCTAGAAATCTTTTTAAGTATGTTCTTCTCATAGCCACCTATATATCCAACCAACTCATGAATATAGATGTATCCATTAGCAAAAGATGCTATACATACGGCAGTTTCGTCCTCTCCTCTACCCGAGGGGTCTATATACATTACTCTTTGGGTATAGGGAATGAACTTATCTGCTATCCACATGGGTTCAAAGATAACATCACCTGTTAAACCAAAAGATGGAACTCCACGCATTGGTTTAGAGTTAGCCCATATGATTTTCTCAGGACACATGTCTGGGTGTACGTCTATTACAATAAGATCAGATAGTCTTAGTGGGAATTTCTCAAAGTCAGCTAAGGAAGTGTCTAGTTTATAGTGTAGGGCAAAGAGCTTTGGTCCAATCTTAGCCATTCGTTCTAATAGAACATCTTTAGGAAATCTTTCTGGCTGTGTAGGCTCTCCCTCTTCTATTCCCAGCTGTAATACCCATTCATTTACACATTCTGTTTCTATTGGATTGTCTTTATTAGGCATAACCGCTGGAAACTTAGTCACCTCATATCCTGAAGATAGTTGATTATATATACTATCCTTAATCTGTGGTGTACCTAGGAAGATAACTCTACCACCAACATTACGAATCTGTTCAAACTCAGAAACCTTAGTCATAAGTTTTTCTCTAGCATTAGCTGTCTCACAGTTGCCTTCGATTTCAACATCATCAGCAATAACATATTCAGCATGGCTACCTGTAATCTGAGAACCTATACCTCTAGCAAAACAAGACTTATCTTGCCCTATCTTAGTACGGCACTCTACATCGAATGCAAAGGCATTGTCTGTTGTGTGATCTCCGGGTCTTAGGTGCTCGCAATATGGCACAAGATCAAGAATCTTTCTTGTCATAGAGATAAACTCAGTAGCCTTATTACCTGTTGCAGAAACTACCATAATAGTAGTATTAGGATCTTTCAATAAGAACCAAGATGCAAGACACGCTGTAATCACAGACTTACCAAAGCCTCGACCAGCCTGTAACTGCATATCGGTAGGACCACTCTGAAGAGCATCAGCCATAGCATACTGTGCGGGTGTAGGTTCTCCCAACCCCAAGTATTTAAAGCAAGCCCATAGATGATTACGAAAATCATCAATCATTTCTTTAGGTATATTCATTTCTTCTTTACATTCCTAGCAAAGTTAGCTTTCTTTTTCATGGCAGCCGAATACTTAGATCCCTTTGCAAGAACTTTAGTAGCAAATGCAGAAGTAGACATACCTGCCTTCTTTGCTGCTCTGCTAAAAGATCCTACTGTACCCTTTCTTTTCATTTTGGCTGTAGCCTTTTGAATCCACTTACGTTTTGCCATTAATAACTTCTTATCTTCTTACGCCTAATAACCTTCTTTTTTATCTTAGGTTTTTTCTTAGGTGATGGTGTAATTGTCCTTTTTTTTATCTTGTATGTTGCCATATTAATATTCCTTTTTACTAGTCTTCTTAGTTGTAGCTTTCTTCTTACTACCGCCTTTAACTGAGTAATCGTTTGCTGCATTAGCATACATTTCACCCATGCGATGCGATTTGTAAAGTGCAGTATAGGTTCCGTATGGATTCTGTACTCCTGGTGGTGTTGTGCTTACTGTTCGATCTGGCATTATCCCGCCTCCTTCTTAAATGGTAAACTATCTGATAACTTATTCTCAAGGAAGTCTAAAGTTTCCTTGGGAATTCCGTCTAGTAATTCTTTATTATCGTTAAGAACCCCTCTGATTACTTGGTATAAACCAGGCGTACACTTTTGAGGATCATTAATATCAATCAACAGTGTCTCTAAGAAGAGTTCGTTAAGTATGTTTAGTTTCTTTTCGTTCATT